ATGCATTCTCATACAAGAACTACATTGAGGGGTGCCTGGTCTTTACCGACAGCACCTTTCGACCTCTTGAGAGCAAACGTTGTTTCCCCTGTCTCTAATCCCTACATAGGCATTAAAGGCAAAAACGTTACCCTATTGATCGATGGGGTACCCATTCCTTCTTGGGCAAAGCTTCGAGATTCATTTAAGATGAAGCTGAGCAAGAAGGACTATCGCGAGCGTCACTCCTTTATTGTGGATTCCTTGAAAGCTATAGGAGCGGCTATAATCGCAGATAGATAGCGTCAACCTGTCCTTTACCGCAGCAGACGCGGTGACTTACGAATGATTTCTGCCTATTGGGCGTTCGTAAGTCGGTTGACGCTAGTGACCCTAACTAGAGGTAGTGAAGTTGCAGCAGCGGAGTTGAAACAAATGGTTACTGAGGCTAGACTGTCGGTTTTCGAGTCTAGACCTCTCTCCGTCCCTATTCCAAAATACCAAAGATTCATGGACAAATGGTTCCGTTCGGAATCGGGAAGATTGTAGTTCGCCTTCGTGGGGCGAGCTCTACCTTATCCGTCTGATAAGGTAATCTCTGCTGCACTCGAGAAGCATCGCATTGTGTACACGAATCATTTTAGTACACCCAAAAGCGAGCTTGACGCGGCTCGTAGATTCTTTAAAGATCTGTTCGCTCACGGCCCGTCATCACGTCTCCCTAGCATCTTTCCAAGATTGCCATCATTTACCTAGGGTGCGTGTCTCGAGAAGTCCCGCCGCGAGGGCGGGCTTGCTTCCTACCTCTTAGAGATCTCGCAAAAAATGGACACACCATCTGTTGAATGTCTCGGATCAGTGTCAGCAGCCAAAGAGGAAATGGGAAAGAAATTCTCATTACCCTTAGATGGAGCTGAAGAGTGTCATCTTGATATGACTTCCAAGGTGATAAACACTGCATTCAACGAATTCTTCGACTCTACCTGGTAGGTAGATTAGTATCCACGTGCTAAAGTCGAAGTAGTGCCAGAGCGCGGCTTCAAAGCTCGTATTGTTACGAAAAGCCCCGGCTCTTTGGTGGTCCTTGGCCACATGGTCCGTCAGCCAGTATTATCTTTCTTGAAGATGATACCGCAGTGTGCTGACGTCCTACAAGGTGAGAGAAGAGGAGCAATTGAAAAATTAGTTGCCTAGCTTAAAGGCAAACTTCTTCTCACCAAACGACGGATTCTTTCTGCTGATTTAACTGCTGCTTCCGATCGTTTACCCCTTGATCTGGTTGGGGTTTTGTGGGAGGAAATCGCATAGGCAATGCGATTACCATGGTGGGCCAAATTGGTAGTAAGGAAGTCCGTAGGACCATAGATGTTGGACTACGGTGACGGGTTGGTCTGTGAGTCTTCCAGAGGAATTCTTATGGGTCTCCCACTCACTTGGATTTCCTTATCCTTACTCCAATTGTTCTGGTCGCGAGATCTCGCTAATACCTCCCGGCCCGCACCTAACTTTATCATCTGCGGAGACGATCTTTTGGCCCTGTGGCCACAGAAATAGATCGACGCATATGAGGGTAACGTTACTCGGTGTGGGGGATCATTCTCCGTTGGTAAACACTATACGTCGGATACGTATGGTGTCTTCACAGAGGAGATCTTCAAACTTAAGTAGACCAACCGCTCCAAGGGTATATGGAATCAGGATAAACACCCTGATTCGGCTTCGGTTGGTGCAGTCATGGATTACGCTCTTAAGTTTCCGGCTCTAGGGAAAGAAGGACCTGGCGAGGAGATGTGTTATCTTCCTACGTCCAGACCGCAAATCGTACGCGGGCTCAAGCAGGAGCTTGCTTCCATATCTGTTGTTAGATACTAGTACGAATTTGCAGGATTTTCTCGTGCCTTTCCCCTTAGAGGACTCGTCGGTCGTCCACGCCATCTGCCGAACTCATCGCAGTTGGCTCCGTGGTGGGCGATCATAGGACCGGCCGCATCTGCTATTTATGAATCAGATACGAGCAGACCGGTTGCCCAGGTTCTTAGCTACTGTTAGCCAGGAATCTACCGGTGGGCATGGGTGCATGGTTTCCACCATCCGCACCTTCCTAGGGAATTCGGTGGTTTTGGTTTACCACCGAGAAACCCCCGCGAGTCGAGGTTTAAATCGTTAGGGTCCTCACTCAGATAGTCGTTGCATACTGCAATTTATCGGACCGGCCGCTATGAGCCTGGTAAGGATCTTTAGGATCCCTGGGTTCTTTCTGCTGGTTCTTCATCTAGAAAACTTGCAACTGACTGCATCATTCCACATTGGCCCGAAGTTTTTAACCATCATCCTAAGATTGGATCTTTGCGTGTGTAGAGAGCCGGTACTAAGGCTCAGCCTGGCTTTAAAGCTGCAGGTTAGTCCCTAAAGGACTACTACGACGAGATGGTAAACTCCGAGTCAACGCAGATGCTCCCTATATTCGGTATTGAACCCGAATATAAGGTTTGGCTTTCTCCGTCTCGTGTTGCGCGTGATGTCGATGATATTATGGACTTGCGGCGTTGGCGAACAAAATCTACTTAGAAACCATCTTCGTCTAATACTCAGGAATTAAAAACTTCTGAGGACTAGGCTTCTAGGGTTCACCAAACACCGCGTATGCTACCAGCAAATAGGAAGATTCTTCCTATGGTCCGAAAATTCCGACTACGTTTCGACCGAGACCAAGTTTTCAAATACTGCGTCCGTAAGGATTGGTCTGGTGCTGAGTGCTATCTGCGATCGAAAAAGATCGCGTTGGGTCGGAAGGCGACAACCGTTGGTGGGGAACGCGAGTTCCCTGTCACAATGAAGCCCTCTGGACGTGCCAGAGAGATACTAGGTTATCTCCTTAAGTGGATTAATCCGTCCACTTGAGCTGCCTCTCCCG